AAAGGAGAATTAGGACTAATAATAGCCCCAACATCAAGAGGAAAAACTTCTTTAACAACTGCAATATCAGCATATGCTGCAACATATAAATGTGATAGCAATAATTATAAAGGATTTAAAGTAGTTCAAATATTTTTTGAAGATAGATATAAACAAATTAAAAGAAAGCATATTGGTCGAATTACAAGAATTGAATCTAAAGATTTATCAAAGCCAGAATATTTAGATACAGTAAAAGAAACATTGGAAAATTTTTCTGATAGGGAATTAATTAAAAATAATTTAAAATTAAAAAAATTGCAGAATGGTGAAGTTACAGTTCCAATGATTAAACAATTTTTACGTAAACTTATAAATAGCGGTTTTGTTCCAGATTTAGTAATAATAGATTATTTTGAATGTATTGCTCCTATTAGACAATTAAAAGACACATGGGAAACCGAAGGCAAAACAATGCGTGCAATTGAAGCTATGGCATCTGATTTAGATATAGCAATATGGGTACCTACACAAGGCACAAAGGATTCAATAAATTCAGAATTGGTTACTATGTCTAGTTCTGGTGGATCAGTTAAAAAAACACAAATTGCCCATTTAATATTATCTATTGCCCGTACAGATTCTGATATGGCCAAAAACATTGCTAGAATTGCAGTATTAAAGAATAGATCTGGACAAGCTGGTGAAATATTAGATAATGTTGATTTTAATAATGGAACTTGTATAATATCAACAGATAATTCAGTTGAATTTGATAGTATAATTCCATATAATCTGAAAGAAGAAAAATCTCAAAAAGAATTATTACAAAGTATTTTAGATAAGAAAAAGGTTATAAATGAATAATAAAAAAATAATAAAAAAATAATAAAAAAATGAATAATATTGATAAAAGTTATACATATGACGATGTTTTTAAATCTACATGTGAATATTTTAATGGAGATGAATTAGCTGCACGTGTTTGGATTAATAAATATGCTATAAAAGATTCATATGGAAATATTTTTGAAAAAAATCCACGTGATATGCATCATAGGATTGCATCAGAAATTGCTCGTATTGAAAAGAATTATCCAAATGGATTATCAGAAGATAAAATATTTAGCTTACTTGACAATTTTAAATATATTATTCCTCAAGGTAGTCCAATGTCAGGCATAGGTAATAAACAACAAGCTACATCTCTTTCTAATTGTTTTGTTATTGGTTCTGATGGAGAATCAGATTCATATGGCGGTATTATGAAAATAGACGAAGAACAGGTACAACTTATGAAACGTCGTGGTGGGGTTGGACATGATTTATCTCATATTCGTCCAAAAAATTCACCAGTTAAAAACTCAGCACTAACTTCTACTGGAATTGTTCCCTTTATGGAACGTTATTCTAATTCAACTAGAGAAGTTGCTCAAGATGGCCGACGTGGTGCATTGATGTTGAGTGTATCTATAAAGCATCCAGATTCAGAAGATTTTATTGATGCAAAATTAGAGCAAGGTAAAGTAACTGGTGCAAACGTATCAGTTAAAATTGATGATGAATTTATGAATTCTGTTATTGAACAGAAAGATTATATACAACAATTTCCGATAGAATCGTTAAATCCAAAATACACAAAAAAGGTTGATGCAAAATCCTTATGGAAAAAAATTGTTCATAATGCGTGGCAGTCTGCTGAACCAGGAGTTCTTTTTTGGGATACTATTATTAGAGAATCAATTCCTGATTGTTATGCCGACCTTGGATTTAAAACCGTTTCTACTAATCCATGTGGTGAAATTCCCTTATGTCCATATGATAGCTGTAGATTATTGGCTGTAAATTTATATTCTTATGTAGTTCATCCTTTTACCAAAGAAGCATATTTTGATTTTGACTTGTTTAAAGAACATATGATGTATGCTCAACGAATTATGGATGATATTATTGATCTTGAAATGGAGAAGATTGATCAGATTTTAGAAAAGATAAAATCAGACCCTGAAAGTGAAGATATTAAATTGACAGAACTTACTTTATGGGAAAAAATAAAAAATAAAACATTATTAGGGCGTAGAACAGGCGTTGGAACAACTGCCGAGGGTGATATGCTAGCGGCAATGAATTTAATTTATGGCACAGAAGAAGCTACAGATTTTTCAGAAAAAGTACATAAAATCGCCGCTTTGTCAGCCTATCGTTCATCAGTTATTATGGCGAAAGAACGAGGAGCATTTTCTATTTATGATTCTAAACGAGAAGAAAACAATCCTTTTATATTACGATTACGTGAAGCTGATCCTAATTTATATAATGATATGATAAAATTTGGGCGCAGAAACATTGCTTGTTTGACTATTGCTCCGACAGGAACAACGAGCATGATGTCACAAACTACTTCTGGAATTGAACCTGCTTTTTCATGTGTTTATAGCCGACGTAGAAAAGTAAATCCAAATGATTCAGATGTTCATGTCGATTTTGTAGATGAAGTAGGCGATACGTGGGAAGAATATGTTGTTTTTCACCATAAATTTGTTACTTGGATGGAAGCAAACGGATATAACCCAGACAAACGGTATTCCAAATCTGAAATGGATGATATGATTAGTAAATCTCCATATAATAAAGCAACTTCTGCGGATGTTGATTGGCTTAAAAAAGTTCAAATGCAAGGACGTATTCAAAAATGGGTTGATCATTCAATTAGTGTGACCATTAATTTACCAAACGATGTAACAGAAGAATTAGTTGGAAAATTATATGTAGAAGCGTGGAAAACTGGATGTAAGGGGTGTACAGTTTATCGGGATGGATCTCGTTCAGGAGTATTAGTTACTGCAAGTCAAGAAAAAATTGAAAAAGCACAAGATGAAAAAAATGATGAAACAAAAAATAATGAGATAAAAAATAATATTATTAAAAGACCAAAAGAATTATCTTGTGATGTAGTAAGATTTCAAAATAATAAAGAAAAATGGATTGCTTTTGTTGGTTTGTTAAATGGTAAGCCATATGAGATATTTACTGGATTAGCTGATGATGAAGGTATTCCATTACCTAAGAATATAACAAATGGAACTATTATAGAAAATTTTAATGAAAATAATGAAAAGAGATATGATTTTCAATTTGTTAATAAATATGGGTATAAAACAACCATAGAAGGTTTATCATATAAATTTAATCCAGAGTTTTGGAATTATGCAAAATTAATATCAGGAGTATTGCGTTATGGAATGCCTATAGAACAAGTAATCAAACTTGTATCTAGTCTACAATTAAATAGTGACTCTATTAATTCATGGCAAGATGGTGTAAAACGAGCATTAAAAAAATATATACCAGATGGAACTATTGTAGATGGAAAAAAATGCCCAAGTTGCGGACAAGAAACATTAGTCTATCAAGAAGGATGTTTAACATGCCAATCATGCGGTTACTCTAGATGTGGATAATTTTAAATAATATGCGTTTTTATAAAACCTGTTATATAATATTAATATAACAGGTTTTTATTTATTAATAATTAAACATTAATAAATTTTATATCAAAAATTAATATATATATTTGTATATATTGAAGTTTTATTATATATAGAATATATTATTTATATTGTATAATTTAAATTAATGTGATTTTTTTATTTTATTTATTTTTTAATATATTTATTTTTTAATATATTTATTTTTTAATATATTTATTTTTTAATATATTTATTTTTTAATATATTTATTTCTTCTGTTAATTCTTGAATAGCAGCAATTAAATAAGGTATTATTTGAATATAATTTATACCTTTATATTTTCCATCATACATATTTTTAACTGTATTTGGTAATATTTTTTCCAATTCTTGCGCTATCATTCCAAACTCTATAGTGTCTGTTTTGCTTGAATTTAGTTCTTTTGCTTTATCATTCCAATTAAATGATACTGGTCTTATTTTATTTATTATATCCAATGCATTATCTATTGTTTTTATATTCTTTTTTAATCTCTTATCTGACGTTGTATATGCCGTTACTTCTCCAGTTGCTTGAATATTTCCATTAACATTTAAACCATTATTAGCTGTTAATAAACCACCAAAATAACCAGTTGTACTACTAAATCCATTATTTGCCGACAACAAACCACCGCTAATAGTAGTACTTAATGATTTTATTGTTAGTGAGTTTAGATTATAACCACTATATCCACAAATTTGTAAAGGCGCTGAAGCTGTCCAAGCGCTATTACCTACTTCTATATATCCTGTACCCCCTGCTTGTTCTATAGATATTTTTGATGTTCCATCATTTGAACTTATTGAATTAAAAGTTGTATTACTTGTAGTTGATACTGATTGATCTAAAGGAAAAGAAGTTATATTAGAGGCTTTACCAGTTGTATCTTGATTCAAAGTTGGATACAAAGATGTGTTAGTAGGCAATGAAGTTAAATTGCTTCCACCACCTATAAATGATGTTGCTGTAGCATTACCAGTCACTGTTAAACCATTATTAGCTTTTACTAATCCACTAAATGTTCCTGTAGTAGCTGATAAAGCGCCATTAACTGTTAACCCACTATTAGCTATTAATAACCCATTTAATGTGCCACCACTAAGTGGTAAACATGCGGAATTAGTTGTTCCACCACTATTTTGTAAATTATTTATTTGCCCTTGTGTTTTTTCAAAAGCACTTAAGATAGTATCGCTTGCAGTAATAGAAGTATTTGCCCCAACTGTATAACCACTTAATGTCGAATTAATTGCTCTTCCACTTGTAAAATACAAATTAGATCCTTCTGATACATCATTAGTGGTTAATAATTTTGTTTTAAATTTAAAATTAGCCTTATTCCAATATGCAAAACCCTGATCAATAGGAATTTCTTCCCTTGTTGCTAATGGCTGTAAGCTACCAATATCACCAACTCTTGCTGTTCCTGTATTATCAAACACCAATTGTCCATCATGTAAGCCATTATATAATTTTGCAGTAAAACCTGTAACCCCACTTGATGGTAGTCCAGAAATAGCTCCATATCTTAATATTATTAGATCGTCTGTAGTATATACTTGTTGCGCATGGGTTTCATAAGCAACGCCATTATAGTATATATTACCATTAATATTTAAATTATTATTAATTGTAGTAATTCCAGTAAATGTCTTATTGCCTCCAATGGTTTCGTCACTTATTTTATCAACCTTATTATTAAAAGTATTCCAATCTGCGCTACTTATTGCCCCACTATTACTTGAATTAGCTAGTGATAAACTTAACTGTTGTCCAGATAATGATAATCCATTTGAAGAACCTATTGTAAGTGGACTATGCATTAATGATATTGCAGATGAAATATTACTATCTGTTTGGGTATAAGTATCCAATAAAGCCTTATTTGGATGCATGTGGGCATCAGAAAAAGCCGCATTCCAATTTGTTTTTTCTCCGATAGTAACAAATTGATTATTACCATCCTGAGCGATAATTGACGGTGATAATGGTATTGGAAGTTTATAAATAGTTGTTTCTACTCCATTTATTTTTATATTACCATTAATAGATGATGGCGTTACATAGGAAGTTACGTCAGATAGCATGGCCATAATATTTCAATTATACGTTGGCCTACCATCCACCGTAGAATTAAATATATTGGATGCTGCTCCAA